GATATTAAATATATGTGTGTAGCGGATAATCTTACAAAAATCTTTAATACTTATGATAATACAGTTCGTTTTTTGATTACATTAAATAAAAATTCAGATAATAAAATATTATGTAAACCAGTATCTAAAATATATCATATAGATAAGGTAATTGGGATAATTACTGAGACAAATCAATATATTGAATTATCTGAACCTATAAATAAAGAAACCGTAATAGATGAACTTGAAGAAATAGAAGATAATTCTTATTTAAATTATAATAAAACAATAACAAGATATAACAAATTGTATTATATTAAAATATCTAAATTAAAACTCGAAGAACGGTTTTATTCTTTATTTTTTGAAAAAATGAAAATAATAATATCAAATATAAAAAATTTAGTTACAAAAAGAAGTTTAATACAGGTTATCATGGAAGAAAATGAAAGTCAATCTGATAATGAAAGTCAATCTGATAATGAAAGTAAATCTGATAATGAAAGTAAATCTGATAATGAAAGTAAATCTGATAATGAAAGTAAATCTGATAATGAAAGTAAATCTGATAATGAAAGTAAATCTGATAATGAAAGTCAATCTGAAAATGAAAGTCAATCTAATAATGAAAGTCAATCTGAAAATGAAAGTAAAAGTAATTCAAACACAGAAATAACGAATCAAACTCTAATAAAAAAAATATCTGGTGTAAAAAATATATTAGAAAAACATATAAAAGAGAATTTTGAATTTATTAAGATAGATCATAAAGTTATACATGATTTTATAGATGAAATAAATATAGAGTTACAAACAAGAGATTATACAAAAGATTACACCCCAAATCGGTGTTTAATGGAAACACCAGAAGGAAAATGCATTATTCCTTTATATAATTTATATACAAACGAATCCAATTATGATAAATATATACAATTATTTGCTGAAAGTATTATTAGAAATCATAAAATTTATAATACACTGTTTTATGACTCTTATACAGTTAATCCATACAAAAGTTATGATATAAATAAAAATGAAATTTTGTTATATAAAACAAAAATAAATGAATATTTTAAAAACATAAACGATATTAATAAATATAAAAGATATTATTCTATTAGTAATACAGAATTAGAAGGAATTATAGATTATGCTGAACAAACAATACAGCAACACAAAATTTCAAATGAAAATGACAAATTTACTCCGTTAAGTCAAAGTGAATCAAGTGAAACTGAATCAAGTGAAAGTGAATCAAGTGAAAGTGATTCAAATAATCTACCAACTTCTGTAAATAAATATAAAAAACCAAGTGAATCAAGTGAAAGTGAATCAAGTGAAAGTGAATCAAGTGAAAGTGAATCAAGTGAAAGTGAATCAAGTGAATCAGATAATCCTTCAATTAAAAAACAAAGTTCTCATTCTCTAAATAATAAATCTAAAAAATCAAGTTCCAAATCAAGTGATTCAAATAATGATCCTTCAAATCCAAATAATGATCCTTCAAATCCAAATAAAAACCCAACTTACGTAAAGGGTGAAAATGAAAATAAAGGAAATAGAAAGAATGAAAATGAAAATGAAGATGAAAAGAATGGAACTGACGATGGGAATGAAAAGAATGGAACTGACGATGGAACTGACGATGGAACTGACGATGGGAATGAAAAGAATGGAACTGACGATGGAAATGAAAAGAATGGAACTGACGATGGAAATGAAAAGAATGGAACTGACGATGGAACTGACGATGGAAATGAAAAGAATGGAACTGACGATGGAACTGACGATGGAACTGACGATGGAAATGAAAAGAATGGAACTGACGATGGAAATGAAAAGAATGGAACTGAAAATAGCACCAAATCAAGTTATACATTACCCAAAAAAATATCAAAAATGCCTTCGATGAAATATGATAGAGAATTGTTAGAAGGTAATTGTATAAAAATACATTATATGTATGATAGTTCTATATGGAAAAAATATTTTCCTATGTATACAAAACATTTAAGAATAGACACTACAACCAATGATTGTAATTATTTATTATTAAAATATATTTTAGGAAGTGAAAAAAAGGTCGTAAACAATAAAAGAGGAATTCAATATATGCTAGTAAATTCTTACAAAAAAAGTATATTAGATTTTAAAGATATATTGAATAAAGAAGGAAAAACAATTCGTGACAAAGAAGATTTATTAACTCAAATTATGGAAGAAACCTATATATTAACTCTAACGGATATGATTGTATTTTGTCATTACTATAAGCTACCTGTTGTATTTTGTAAGGCTAAACATATAAAAAAAAGTAAAAAAAAGGATATTGTATTTTATAAAACATATAACATGAACCGTAAAAATTATTTTTATTATATAAGAGTAGTTGATTATTTAAAAAATAATTATTTTGATTTATTTTATTATAGACATAGTGGAATAAAAATACATAATAAAATTATAGAAATGGAAGACAAAAATATATCTCAACGACGAAGATTACATTCCGACATTCACCCAATTACCATGAATGAATATATTAGTATAGTATATGAGTGAATTAAGGCATCAAGTTATAATGTTTATAGTAATGGTAATTGTAGGAATGTTATTTAATCCTATGAATATATTAGCTTATAGGTTTGATAATTTATATATATCCCTTACGTTATTTTATGGTGGATTATTAATGGCCTCAAACATGATGTGGGCGCACGAAATAGTCCATTACTTATATATGGGACATTTTAACACCAAAATTTTTATAATAGGTATTATATTATCTATGATAATATCTATCTATTTATTGAGGAGCCAATTATTTGTAGATGATAAACAATGGTTAAAAAGAATGATAAGTCATCACTCAACCGCAATAACAACAAGTAATATAATTCACGAAAGAACAACCGATGAAAAAATAAAAAAATTATCAAGAGAAATAATAATTACACAAATGAATGAAATACAACTTATGAAATCGTATTTAAAGTTCTAATTCATAAGAATCATCTTCTGTATATTTATCAGTTATTTCTTGTTTCAAATTATGTTTAATTTTAATATTATCAATAGAACATATCCCATTATTTAAATATAAATTAAGTTCGTCTTCCTTTTCTTCTTTTAAAGAAGATTTTGTAAATTGTTTAACTTCGTTCATATTTAAATATACTGAGAAACACGATGTTCCATAATAACCGTCTTGGCCACACATTACATTTGATGATACTCCTCTCATTTCATCTAATTCACCATGTTTTGCTGCCCTAAGAAACATTTCAGTTGTTTCTTCAAATGATGCCTTAGCAATGGGTCCAATATCATCATTATTAATTCCGTGACGAAATATAGAAACCATTTTATAGTTTGTTGTCATCCTATCACATAATAGAGAAATATGATGATGATTAATGTAAGTTCCTCCAAATTCCATGACCTCTTTAATTTCATTAAACAGACATTTTCTAGCAGCTTCTATACCTAATACCTCTAACATTTCAGAAATATTATTTGAATATGTACGTTTATAATCAATAAAATCAAGAGTTAGTATTTCTGATAGGTTTGAACCTACTGTATCTAATACATATATTTTATTTTTTGTATAATTATCACCATCATAATTAATATAATTATTAATTTCGCGTAGATTTACTTTTTGAATTTTTTGGATTCCTCTTAATACAATTTGATTTAATAATTTTTCTTGAAAACTTTTGATATAGTAAATATTATCTGTTTCATCTTTATAATTAGAATTTAGAATACTTTTTAGTTTGATTTTAAATATAATTTCTTTTTCATTTATATCACTATAATAACAGTCAATTTGGTCTTTGTAAATTTCTTTTAAAGTAAAATGTATTTCTTGTATTGTTAAATTGCGATAATACATTGATTTGGAGTCTAAATGTATATTAAGTATCCAGCTATTATATTTCTCTTCTTTACATAGACCTGTAACTCCTTTTAATATTTGTTCAACTTCATTATAATATTCCATGAATGGGTCTGTTGTATCAATATCATCAGTAGGTTTATAATAAATTTCACATTTATGAATTATATCTTTAAATTTAATATGTTCAACCCGATTTAATACATCAATTGTTTTTTCTTTATCTTGTTCATTTTCTTTAAGCATAAATATAGTTAAAGATGGGTTTTTAATGTTTTGTGATAAAGATAATAATTCTTCCATACGGGGAACACCGCGGGTAACATTTGACTTACTAGCAACACCAGCATAGTGGAATGTATTTAAGGTCATTTGCGTAGTAGGTTCACCAATAGATTGTGCTGATATCATACCAACCATTTCTCCTGGATTAATAAGAGATTTCTTGTATTTATATATTATTTGTTCGAGTAAGAACATTAATGTATCTTTATTATATTTATGTTTAAAGATTAATATATATGGATTTAGATAATAATAATAAGCTAATTTAAATAATCTACAAGGCTTATAAGTCGTATTCAATGAATCATAATATTCGTCAATAATATCATACATTTCAGTTGGAGATATATCAGATATAGATTTATCGTGTAATTTAAACTGATATTTTACATTTTGAATTATTTGTAAGAATGGAACTGATAAATAAATAATATCATCGCTGTTATATTCTAATACATATTTAATATAATAATCTCTTTCCTCTACAAGAAATCTAGTATCTTTTTTTATACGTTCTTTTAATTTTTCACGATTTTCAGTAAAACTCTTTAAGGCGGTAGGTGTAAAATATAATTTATTCAGTTTTTTTTCTTTGAAATCATAATTGAATAACTCAAAAATTTGTTGAATAGATTTTCCAAATAAATCAAACTTGATGTTTTCCATATGGATTGTATCCATATTTGTAGAACCGTATGAGAACTGTATAATTTTATTTTTATTATTTCTTACAGTCCGATCGTAACAAACTTGAATATCTTCTAATCCTTTAATCAAACGTCTCTGAATATAACCGGTTGTACTTGTTTTTACAGCAGTATCAATTAATCCAACACGTCCACCAATTGCGTGGAAGAATAATTCTTCAGGTGTTAATCCTTCAATAAATGAGCTTTCAACAAAACCTCTTGCTACTGGATTATCGTCAAATTGTTTATAATGCGGTAAAGTCCTATTTGTAAAACTATAAGGAATACGTTTATTTTCAACATTTTGTTGCCCTAAACAAGAGATCATTTGCGACATATTTAATTCATTCCCTTTTGAACCACACGTAATAATAGTTACGAATCTATTAGAAGAGTCTAATTGTTTCATACTAATATCACCTGCTTCTTTGGAAGCTTCATTTAAAATATTATTGACTTCGCTTTCAAAATGTTCTTTATTGGATAAACCTGATTTATTTACAAATATACCTTGTTGAATATCGTCAATTAAATTTGAAACTTTATTTTTTTTTTCTACAATAATTTTTCTAACATTTTCAATTGTATCTTCTGTTGAGATTAAGTCACTCATACCAACACTAAAACCTGTTGTTTTCATATATTCTGTAACTATTTCTTGAATATCGTCTATAAAATATTGACAATGTAATGGAGAAAAGTCATTATATATACGTTGAATTAAACCCTTACCGGTTTTGCCATATACACCTTTATCTATTTGTCCACTTATCATATTACCATTTTCAATATGAATATGATTTGAACTGTCATTTTTTTCATCATCTTTTTTATAATTCATAGAAATTCCTGGTAATATAGTTGAAATAATTTCGTGTGAAGTGAACTCATTTTTATTTGTATCTCTGAATATAGATAAATCTGGATTTAGAGTTTTTGCTATAAGATTCATAGCTTCTTTACGATTAAATTTAATATTTTGTTTTGTTAATAAATAACTACCTAATAATGAATCTTGAAAAATACCAATAATACTATTATTATTTGCTGGACTAATGATTTGAAATGGAATAGCCGCTAAATATTTTAGTTCCATTTCTGCTTCATCATTTTGTGGCATATGCATATTCATTTCGTCCCCATCGAAATCAGCATTATACGGTTTTGTATCAGCAACATTCATTCTAAATGTATCACCCTTAAATAAAACCTTTACAATATGAGCCATCATAGACATTCTATGTAATGTAGGTTGACGATTAAATAATACATAATCTCCATCTAACATATGACGATGAACAATATCTCCTTCATAAATCATAATATTTTCACGGTCAACATATCGTAATGAAATATTTTCACCATTTTTCTTTTCTAATATTTTTGCTCCTGGATAAACATCTGGTCCATTTTTTATTAAATATAATAAGTAATTTTTATTTTCGTCATTTACGTAAATTGGTTTTGTAATATTCATAGCAATTTTAATAGGAACACCTAATTCGGCAATAGATAATTCTGGATCAGGCGTGATTACCGAACGAGCACTAAAATCAACCCGTTTACCCATAAGATTTCCTCTGACTCGTCCAGTTTTACCTTTATGTCTTTCTGTAATAGATTTTAAAGCTCTCCCGGAACGTTGAGTTACTGGCGACGTACCTGGTATATTATTATCAACTAATGTAGCAATATAATATTGTAATAAAGAAGTCCAATCTTCAATAATTTTATTATTACTATCTGTATCAGCAAGTTTGTCTTTTAAACTATTATTGAATTTAATAATATTAATTATAATATGAGTAATATCGTCTTCACTTCGTTGTTGTGAATCTTGTTTAACGGAAGGTCTTACACTCGGTGGAGGAACTGCAAATATATGACATATCATCCATTCGGGACGAGACCATTTAGTTGAAAACCCCATAAAATCTATATCTTCATCTGTGATTTTTTTGAATATTTTAGTAACTAATTCTGGAGTATATTTAATTGTAATTAAATCAGAAGTTTCATTCGTCCATTCTGCAAATAAAGTACAATATCCTTCTTTTTTTATTTTAGGTTGAAGACACCCACAACCATTTTTACTATATTCACCGCATCTTTTTGGTTTAAGATTATTACATATATGATAAAAGTTATCCCATCTTTCATAATTATTATAATTTAATATATACATATATTCTTCTTTTGAAATGAGTAATTTAGAACATTTAAAGCATATACATTTTAATATTTTCTGAACTATGTTAAAATACTGAATGTAAAATACTGGTTTAGCTAAAACAATATGACCAAAATAACCTGGACAATTAATATAATTTTCTCCATCGGTTGGGCATATCATTCCCGGATCTAATACTCCCATGCGCGGGTCAAATAAACCTCCTATTTTTGGTTTCATTCCATTATAAGTATCTTTACTAGTAATTTCTGCTACAGAGTTTCTAACAATTTCATCCGGACTCAAAATACTGAATTGAATACCAATTATTTTTGATGAAGGTCTATTTTTCATATCCATCCTTATTAATTATATATATTTATATTTAATCAATTTTTATAAATATATAAATAATTCAATATATATAATCTATGAACGACGAATGCATTAAACTTTTTAATACAATAGTTTCTTCTAAAAAAAAAGATGAACTACAAGAAACAAGTGAAGATAGCGAAGACAGCGAATACTCTGAAAGCGACGAATCCGAAGAAATATATGATTTTATAGACGAAGATATAAAAATTATAAAAGAAGTAATTAAAGCTAAAAAAAAAGATGAATTATCATTATTATTTGATAATTTTAGTAAAGATATTACTAAAAAAAAAGATAAACAAGAACATAAAACAAAAATAAAAAATTATAAAAAATTCAAAGATATTCTATGTGTTCAAAATAAAGTAGATGAAACTATATACTTTAAAACATTATCACCTATTCAACAAGAAAATATAATTAAACAATTAGAAAGTTTAAAAAAAAATAAAAACTTTAAACCTTATAGAATACAATTATTAGAGTTGAATCTACCTATTGATACAAAATCAGTAGTAATGAAAAAGATTGATACATTGATGAGTATGAACAAATGTAGCGGCGAATATGATAAATTAACTCATTGGATTAATACATTTTTATCAATTCCTTTTAATAATTCAAGTAATTTGCCTATAAAAAAAGAAGACGGAATTCATGCGTGTAGGTCTTATATAAATAAGTGTAAAAATATATTAGATGAAGCTGTATATGGTATGAATGACGCAAAAATACAATTTATGCAATTAATCGGTCAATGGATTAATAACCCAGAATCAATCGGTAATTCAATCGCATTGAAAGGTCCTATGGGTACAGGAAAAACTACATTATTAAAACATGGTATAAGTAAATTATTAAATCGTGAAATCGGTTTCATTACATTGGGTGGAGCGAATGACGGTTCTTATTTAGAAGGATATTCATATACATATGAAGGAAGTACTTACGGAAAAATTATAGATGTATTGATACAATGTAAAACAAATAATCCTATTATTTATTTTGATGAATTGGATAAAGTAAGTGATTCACCTAAAGGTGAGGAAATTATAGGTATATTAACACATTTAACGGATAGCACTCAAAATACAAACTTTATAGATAAGTATTTTTCAGAAGTAAATATTGACATGAGTAAATGTTTATTTATATTTAGTTATAATGATGAAAGTAAAGTAAATAAAATTTTAAGAGATAGAATGTATGTAATTGAGACAAAAGGCTATAATACAAAAGATAAATTAGTTATTAGTAGAAGCTTTTTAATACCTACTATTGAAAATACATTAAAATTAAATAAAAATGATATTTATTTTCAAGATAATGTTCTAAATTATATCATTGAAAATAAAACGGGCCAAGAAAAAGGTGTAAGAAATTTAAAACGTATATTAGATATTTTATTTAATCGTATTAATTTATATACATTGATGGACCCAAATACTACGTTATTTAATGAAAAGCTAATAACTAATATAAAATTTCCATTTGAGATTACTAAAGACATTGTGGACACATTGGTCCAATCAAATAAGGACTCTTTACCTGCTTTACATATGTATCTTTAAGTAATCTATTTCCACCTCGCATAACTAATAAATTATTATTCGTATCATTATCGCACATACATCCAGACGATTTTGTATATAAAGATGGGCAACATTCTGGTTTAAATTCTTTATCGATAAATATGTCTAATGATTTATCGGGATAATATTGAATATCTTTTATAACTTGGTTGGATACATTCATAGTATCAAAATATTCATAGTACATAAATTTATAAACAATTACACCTAATAATATATAGATTAACATATACTATTCTATTATTATTTTACATAATTTACATATCGATTTGTACTATATTTACTATTTATTATTTGTTCGTTATTTAATTCAGTTGTATTATCTATACCAGTTTCAATTTTGTCGGTAGTTTCTTTAAATTCACTATCTAATTTGTTATATATAGTTTCTAAGTGTTTTTGTTTATGTCTGAGATAGTTAATTTTATTAATCATTATATCATTGTATTTATTGGTTTTCGTATCTACTTCAGATTTTATATGTGATTCATATAATCCTATTTGTTTTTTTACAAAACCAATTAAATATTTTAATTTATCAAAGGTATCTTTCATATGGGCTAATAAAGGTGTATCATTATAAATAGTTTGCTTTATACAATATTTTAAGTTTTTTAATGTGTAATCATGAGGTTTAATAGAGGTATCCGGTTGTAAAAACCCAGACATAAAAATATAATTACATCTATGTGACTCCCAATTTCTACCTAGAAATGTTTTTTTAAGATAAAAAGATAATAAAGCAACAATAAAGATAAAAAACAATAATAGTAAAAATGCTATCCCATTATTGGATGAACTATTTGAACCATTAGGTATTTGATTTTTATTATATAATTTATATACAATATCTTTCATATTATATTATATTATTTATTTTATCAAGTGATTTTGTTATTGAATTATTCGTTTTATTAATTTTGTTATTCATATTTTGTTTTGAGATATTAAAGTTTTGTATATTTTGAGACAATTCTAGATTTTGAGTATCATAATCGGTTTTTAATTTAGATAAGAAATCGTCATTTTCTTTTTTCATTTCAGTAGTAACATCATTTATATTATTATTCATTTTATCATAACTATTCTTAATTTCACTATAAATTGTTGGTTGTATATCTTGAATACAAGTTTTGAATGATGTTGCGCTATTTTCAAATCCACCTAATCTACCAGCAATCATTACTATAGGGTCACACTTAGTATTACCCAAATTTTGTTGAAGTGTAATCATAGTATAAATATAATAATAATATAGAAAACTAATTATAAATGTAATTAAAACTATGTTTCTTAACATGTAATCATTCATTATATATAATTATAATATAGAAAATATATACATATAATTATAATATGGCATTGATCCAAGAATATTTCTCTTTATTGAATAACTATAAAGAGAAATATGGTAATAAAACTTTATTGTTTATGCAAGTAGGTAGTTTTATTGAAGTATATTCAAAATCACAAGAAGACAACGATATGGTTATTTTTTCTTCCATATGTGAGTTAAAAATTGCTAATAAACCATTAGGTAAAGATAAAATATACATGGCCGGATTTAGAGATTATATGCTAGATAAATATATCCAAAAGGTTGTCTCTAAATCAAGTTATACAGTTGTATATTATGAACAGTTAGAAAAATCTGGTGTCATTGTAAGAGAAGAAGCTGGTATATATACTCCTGGTACAATATTTAATATAAATGAGTGTTTATCAAATAATATTACTTGTATATGGATTCATAAAACCAATAAACTATTCAGTGAAAATTATATTTTTGGATTTACCACATTAGATACCCATACAGGAACTTTATATACAAATGAATATAAAGTTCCTTATTACCATAATCCAACAACATATGATGAGATTGAAAAACATATATCTATTTATAATCCAATTGAGACAATTATAATTCATAATATAGAAAGCAATCATGTGGATGATATTTTACAATATATGAATCATAAAAGCAAAAAAACAACTATTATTTCATTGAATGATAATAGTTTTTTATCTGACCAAGCTCGTAAATGTGAATACCAATCATATCAAGAGGAATTAATGGATAAATACTACCATAATATGGAATATATTAAGTCAAGTTTATTTAATAATATTATTTCATTTCAGTCTTTGTGTTTTCTATTAAATTATATAGAGCAACATAATCCAGGATTAATTAAAAAAATAAAAGAACCTATGGTTGAAAAAGAGGATAAACGTTTAATTTTAGCAAATCATTTACTAAAACAATTAAATATATTAGAAACCGACCAGAGTTGTGATCATAAATATTCATGTATAATGTCGTTATTAAATGAATGTAAAACAAAAATGGGTAAAAGGTTATTTCAATATATGTTAGTGAATCCGACACGAGATCCCGTTATATTACAAGAATCCTACAATTTGACAGAACATATGATTAAACGTAATTATGATTGGAGTTGTTATTTTAGTAAAATTAAAGATATGGACCATATTCTTCGCAAAAAAATATTGAAAAGATGTTCTCCATTAGACTATCATTATATATATGATTTTTGTATCCAATTAAATCATATTATAGAGACATTAGACGAATCCTTATTAAAACATATCGACTCCAGAAAAACGATTTCAATTATAATAGAAATTAAGAATATAATTGAACAATTTTTTAATATATCTACTTTAACATCAGTTAATAGTTGTGCGTTTGAGAAGTTTCCAGAATATATAAATGAGTTAATATTAAGAGGTAATGATAAAGAATTAGATTCTATGATTGAGCAAAAAATAGATTCCAAAGACAAACTAGAAGCATTTATTAATAGATTAGAGGAAATTTATAAAACATTAGATAAAAAAAGTAAAACATCTGTGATTAAGATTCACGAAACAACAACCGGTATTTCTTTACATATAACTAAGAGAAGGTGTAATATTTTATTGAGTTATATTTCGTCTAATCCGTTAGAAATTGAGTATATATCTAAATTTTCAAATAAAAAAAAGGTTTTTCAAGTAAACCAATTATTAAAAACCGACTATAATTCAACTACATGTATTTTATGTGGAGAATTTTTACATGAAATCACAAATCAAATTAGTAATGAATCTTCTATATTTTTAAAACAGTTTAATTATGTATATCAACAGTTTCACAATAAGGTAAGTGAAGATGATTTATACCATTTGATTAGCATATGTAAAACGTTGGATATTATTCACTGTAAAAAAGAAATAGCTATTAAGAATAATTATAGCAAGCCAGTTATAGATATTAAAGAACATTCGTTTTTAAATATTAAAGAATTGCGTCATCCATTAATTGAAAAAATAGAGACAAATGAATTATATGTGACAAATGATGTTTCTATGGGTGACAAAAAATCCGGTATCTTATTATTTGGAACAAATGCGGTTGGAAAGACGAGTTTCATTAAATCTATAGGAATTGCGGTATTAATGGCTCAATGTGGATTATATGTTCCATGTAAAGAAATGATATATTCACCTTATCAATATATTTTTACACGAATTATCGGTAATGATAATATTTTTAAGGGTTTATCTACATTTGGGGTAGAAATGAGTGAACTACGAGTTATTTTAAAATATTGTAATCAGAATAGTTTAATATTAGGGGATGAATTATGTTCTGGAACTGAAATAGACTCTGCCTTAAGTATATTTGTCTCTGGGTTAGAAAAAATGTATAAACTTAATAGTTCATTTATATTTGCTACACATTTTCACCAAATTCAATATTTTGAAGAAATACGTAATATGCCAAATTTACAATTAAAACATTTAACTGTCGAATATAATCAACAATGTAATTCACTAATTTATAATCGTAAACTTAAAGACGGAGCTGGTGAAAGTATTTATGGACTGGAAGTATGTAAATCATTAAGCTTACCTAGTGATTTTTTAGATAGAGCATATGAAATCCGTAATAAATATGATAAGTCTTGTAATAATATTTTATCGTATAAAAGTTCTAGATATAATAAGGATAAATTACGCGGAATATGTGAATTTTGTAAAAGTGTAATAAGCGACGAGATACATCACCTAAAATATAAAAAAGACTTTAAGGATACCCAAATACATAATAAGGCAAATTTATCTTGTGTATGTGAAAGTTGTCATGATAAAATACATTCTTTAGGATTAATCTATGAACGAAAAAAAACGCTTGATGGTGAATATATATTAATTTCTAAAAATTGATTATAAATAAACAATTATATATATATAATGTTGATTCCAGTAAAATGTTTTACGTGTGGAAAAGTAATTGCGAATAAATATCCTATTTATTTAGAACGTATAGCCATTCGAAAAAAGGACAAAAAAGATAGTTTAAAATATTTAGATACAGATTATATTGAAAAAACAGATGAAGGTATTATATTAGATGAGTTAGGGTTGACAGATATTTGCTGTAGAAGACATATGTTGACACACGTAGATATTTTATAATAATATATATATATGTCTCGTTCCAATTTTAATTTAAAAAAATTATGTACTCCTTCATTGTTATATTTAATTATTTCTTTTATAGCATTATTTTTGATTGGTATCCAAAATTCAAAGGATATTGAAAAACTTTGTTTAGGTAATTTTGAATGTTACGTTGGTAACAATATACTCATTTTTGTATTAAATGTTGTATATATATTGTTATGGACGTTTATATTAGATTTAATGTGTAAAAATGGTTGGAATGATTTATCCTGGTTTATATTTTTGTTACCATTTATTTTATCGTTTATATTTTATGGAATTATTTTTTTTAAGTTTAGTTAATTTTAATCTAAAAATAAAATAAATAAAAATAATAATGGATGGAACAAAAATAAAAGAGATATCATTAAAATATATTGAAGCATATTTTAATGAGAATAGTTTAGTAGATCATCAGTTGGATAGTTGTAATTATTTTTATGATACGAATATAAGAGATATTTTGAAGGATTTAAATCCAATTGAATATATTTATAAAGACACCGATGATAACGATATTTACAAGATTCTGATATACATAGGAGGAAAGAAATTAGATCAACTTAAATTTAATTCTCCTATGATTATAGAAGACCAAAAAACAAAAAGACCTTTATATCCAAATGAATGTAGACTAAAAAATATTACTTATGCTACAACTATTTATTATAAAGTTGAAGTTGATTTTGTATTTAATACAAAAAAAAAGACTATTCGCCGAACATATCCAGAAAATGATTATTATGAATTAGGTTCATTACCAATAATGTTGAAATCTAAATTATGTATATTAAATAAATTAAATAAAGATGTTTGTTATCAATTAGGTGAATGTCGTCATGATTACGGAGGATATTTTATTATAGATGGTAAAGAAAAGGTAATCATACCTCAAGAAAAATTTGGAGACAATGTTATATATATAAGAACATTAAATGACAATAAACATGATTATTCTATTGAAATTCGCTCTATATCAGAAGATCATTCTAAACCAAAACGTACATTAGCTATTAGAAGAGATATAAACAAAGGCCATTTTCTAGTAGATATACCAAATGTTAGATTACCAATACCATTATTTATTGTAATTCGTGCGTTAGGTATAAATAGTGACAAAGATATTTGTAAATGTATTTTATCTGATTTAGAAGATAATCATAAATATTTAGAATTATTAAGACCGTCTATAAATGATTCTGGTACGTTTTATACTCAATTAGCATGTTTAAATTATATATCTGTATTCTTAAAACATACAACGATAGATGAAACACATAATATCTTAACCAATTATTTATTACCACATATGGGTGAAATGAACTATACAACTAAGGCACTATTTTTAGGATATATGACATATGAACTATTAAAAGTTATTAATGGCGATCGAACCCTTACAGATAGAGATAATTATAAATTTAAACGCGTAGAAACAACTGGTGTATTAATGAAATCCTTATTTACGGAATATGCCAAAATTATGAAGCAAGAAATACATACTATAATTGAAAAAGATATGTATTATAATAATTCTATATACATTGATGAAAATTTAAAAGAATCAGATTTTAATCCTGAAAAATCAAATATTTTATCTTTAATAAAAGACCATATATTTTCTGAAAAATATATTGAAAATGGTTTTAAAAAAGCTTTTAAGGGAGATTGGGGTGCTTATGGACACACAAAACGTTTAGCAGTAATACAAGATTTGAATAGATTATCCTATAATTCTTTTTTGACTCATCTACGAAAAATAAATCTAGAAGTAGATAGTAGTTCTAAATTAATGGACCCTCACTTTTTACACGGTTCACAATATGGTTATTTGGACCCAGTAGATACACCAGACGGTGCGAATGTTGGATTACATAAGCATATGGCTATTACATGTAAAATTACAAAATCAATTAAAAATCAACAAATATATGATTTCATAGAAAATAACTTTAGTATTTTATCATTAGAGAAAAGTAGTTATAAGCAAATACATAATGATTTCAGATTATTTATAAATGGAATATGGGTAGGTATGATTAATCAAAATGCTATAGAATTTAAAGATTCATTTATTGATTATAGAAGAAGAGGAATTATTCCATATTCTATAAGTATATGTATTCAAATTAATGATAAGCAAGTTTTTATTTACAGCGATGAAGGAAGACTTATAAGACCTTTAATGTATTATGAAAACCTTACTTTAATAACAAATGAAGAAGAACATATAAAATGGTCTAAACTGATAAAAACTAAATCAGAACCATTCATACTAAATAAAAATACAGATAAAGTATATTTGGAATACATAGATTCTTCTGAGATAGATATGTGCTATATTGGTATGGAAGATAATAGTAAAGATTATACTCATTTAGAAATACATCCTTCTTTAATGTTTGGAATTATGGGAAATCAAATTATATTTCCAGAAAATAATCAATTACCAAGAAATTTATTTAGTTGCGGTCAAGCAAAACAAGCGGTTTCATTGTATCATTCTAATTTTATAAATCGTATAGATAAAATGGGTATTATTTTAAATTATGGACAAAAACCTATTGTTCGTACCCGTTATTTCAATTATATACATGAAGAGCAACATCCTTATGGAGAAAATGTAATTGTTGCTATTATGTGTCATACTTCTTATAATGTTGAAGATGCTATATTGATTAACGAATCAGCAGTTAAAAGAGGATTATTCAAAACAACTTATTTTAATATGTATGAAACTATGGATGAAATTACAACTGCTGGTAAAAATGAAAAACGAATAGGTCGTGTATTAGATTACGAGTTAGCTCGCGATACAAAACCAGGTTATAATTATAATAAACTAGATAAAGACGGTCTAGTATTAGAAAATACATTAATGGACGACAAAACGGTTGTAATTGGTAGATTAAATAAAATTAATAATGAAATATTTGATAGTAGTATTTTACCAAAAAAAGGACAATTAGGTTATGTGGATAAAACATTTATTTATAATAAAGATGGACGAAATCTAGCGAAGGTTAGAATTCGTGAAGATAGAACTCCCGCAATTGGAGACAAATTTTGTAGTCGTTGTGGACAAAAAGGTACTATAGGAAACCTAGTACCAGAAGAAAATATGCCTTTTACTAAATCTGGATTAAAACCAGATATTATTGTAAATCCACACGCATTGCCTAGTAGAATGACTATTGGTCAATTAATTGAAACAGTATTAGCAAAGTTATGTTGCGCAAATGGAATGAGTGCTGATAGTACCGCATTTATAAATAAAGGACCTAAACATGAAATAATAGGAAAGCATCTAAATCAGTTAGGATATCAGTCAGAAGGTAATGAAATCCTTTATAATGGATTAACTGGTGAACAAATTACAAGTGAAATCTTTATGGGGCCTACTTACTATATGAGATTAAAACATATGGTAAAAGATAAAATTAATTATAGAGCAACAGGTCAAAGAGATCTATTGACACGACAAACAAATCATGGAAGAGCAAATGATGGTGGACTTAGAATAGGAGAAATGGAGCGGGATGGAGTTATATCTCATGGTATGAGTGGATTTTTAAAAGATTCAATGATGAAACGAGGAGATGAATATAAAATGGCTATTTGTAATCAATCTGGTAGTATTGCTTTATATCATAAAGAAAAAAAATATTTTTATAGCTTATTATCGGATGGTCCAATTGAATATGATATGACAGAACAAAATAGTAAGCCATATTTAATTACAAAATATGGAAAAGAATTTAGTATTGTAAATATACCTTATAGTTTCAAATTATTAATACAAGAATTAACTACAATAAATGTTCATATGAGATTAATTACAAGCGATAATATTTCAAAATTAACACATAAATCGAATGTTTATTTAAAAGATAATTTAGCTGGTGTAGATAATTTATTAGAGGAAGAAATAAATGACGATGACATAAATGATGAAATGATTAATGATGATTCAATAAATAGTTCAATAAATAGTTCAATTAATGATCCAATGTCTAATAGTTCAATGAATGCTCCAATGTCTAATAGTTCAATGAATGATCCAATGTCTAATAGTTCAATGAATTCTCCAATGTCTAATAGTTCAATGAATGCTCCAATGTCTAATAGTTCAATGAATGCTCCAATGTCTAATAATTCAATGTCTAATAGTTCAATGAATGCTCAAATGTCTAATAATCCAATATCTAATAGTCAAATGCCTGATAATTCAATATCTAATAGTCAAATGCCTGATAATTCAATATCTAATAGTCAAATGCCTGATAATTCAATATCTAATAGTCAAATGCCTGATAATTCAATATCTAATAGTCAAATGAATACTCCAATAAATAGTCAAATGAATACTCCAATAAATAGTTCAATAAATAGTTCAATGAATACTCCAATAAATAGTTCAATGAATACTCCAATAAATAGTTCAATGAATAGTTCAATGAATAGTTCAATAAA